CATCGAGACTGAAGGATTAATCAAGACAGAAGAAGAAATTCAACAAGCTATGCAGATGGCACAACAACAAGAGATGATGATGAAGTTGGGTCAACCTGCTGTAGCACCTGCTATCAATGCTGCACAAGAGCAGTACATGGCTAGTCAACAACAACAAGAAGAGTAAAGAAAGATTATGGCTGGTACTAAATTAGACCCTAAAGAAGAATCTAAGTTTAAAGATTGGTGGGAAAAAGATAAAAAAGTTAAAGCTTGGAGAAATGAGTTTAAAAAAGATTTTGGATTTGAACCAAGTCCTAATAGTCCTGGTTATGATTATAGAGGTGCATGGAAAGCAGGGATAAAGCCTGAACCTACTTATGAGCCTGAAAATAAAAAAACAAGACATCACTGGGGAAGCATAGGTGTAGGAGGTAAGGATTTAAAAAGTAAAGACCACCCAACTAGATGGAAGTCTGACTACATGAAATTGACTGGAGTTAATCCTGATAAAGAAGGTATATCAGAAGAGGAAGGCAAGAGGATGCTTAGGAAATCTTTAAGATTAAAAAACAAATGAATTTATTAATAACCTATAAAGAGAGATAACAATGGCTGAATTACACCGAGTAGAGATAAATGAGAAAGCACCACAGGAGATTGACCCTGAATCAGAGGAAGCTGTTGAGGCAGTACCAGAAGAACAAACACAACAGGATAGACCTGATTGGTTACCTGAGAAATTCAAGAGTGCTGAGGACATGGCTAATGCCTATAGTGAACTTGAAAAGAAATTGGGATCGAACGAACAAGAAGAACAACAACAACCAGAAGAAGAGCAAAGCGATGAACAACAAGAGGACACCGATACAAAAAACACGAATACTAATACTGTTATTGCTGAAGCTAGTAAAGAGTTCTTTGAGAATGATGGTGTTATATCTGAAGAGACCTATAAGAATCTTGCTGAGGTTGGGTTACCGAAGGAGTTGGTAGATAGCTACGCTGCTGGTCAACAAGCATTGATGCAAAGTGAAGAAGGAAGTATCAAAGCTGTAGCAGATGGTAATTGGGATCAAATGGCAGAGTGGGCATCGAACAATCTTACACCTGAAGAGATAAATACTTTTGATGATATAGTACAGAACGGAACAGTTGACCAAGCAAAGCTTGCAGCTAAAGGACTGTACGCACAATACAAGGCAGAGAATGGAGTTTCACCTAGACTGACACAAGGTTCAGTGACTGGTTCTGCTACTATGCCTTTCAAGTCTAATCAGGAACTTGCTCGTGCAATGTCTGATCCTCGATATAAAAGTGGTGACAAAGCTTATCACGAAGAGATTGACAGACGCATCGCAGTAAGTAACAATTACCTTTAATTAGTTTTGCTCGTAGAAAAGCCTTGGACTCCACTTATTTTTCTCCCAGTTTTTTGGTTGCTGGTTTTTTTAGGTGGATGTTCCAAGGCTACTTTCTACCCATTAGCTGGTAGTGTAGGCGGTGCAACTGTAGGAGCTTTAGGCGGTCCTGGACCTGCTGCTGGTGGTGCTGCGTTAGGATGGGGAGTAGGAAAGAGTGCTCAGTTAATGGAGGAAAACCAAGGACTAGCTAAGAAGGCTAAGGCTTTATCTGAAGGAGATGTACAGGAACTTGTACAATTACAACTAGATGAAAAGATGGATGATGGATTCTTTGATTCTATGTTAGACGAAGTGTATGGATTCTTGAAACTATGTTTAGTAGGTGTTATCCTGTGGAATGTAGTACCAATAATCTACACTCGATATGTACACACTAAAGCTAACAAAAAATGAAAAAACTATTAGATAAATATAATTCACTGACAAAGAAGGAGAAGGCTATTGTCTTGACTGTTCTATGCTTAGGTGGGATTATTATATTAAATTCACTTTGAATCGACAATTAGTATAGCTAATGTCAAGACCCACTGCGGTGGACAATCTCGAACAAAGGTTACAACGAAAGTCACATAACATAAACATAAACATTAATAACAAAATACATAAGGAGATAATATATCATGGCTAATGGAGATACATCCCCCTCTCGTGTAGGACAAGTTAATAGTGCTGGTGATGTAGATGCTTTGTTTCTTAAAAAGTTCAGCGGAGAAATCTTGCAGACCTTTGAGGAGTCAAACATTTTCAAACCACTACATACTGTTCGCACAATCGAAAACGGTAAATCAGCTCAGTTCCCTGTTACAGGAATAGCTTCTGCTGACTATCACACACCAGGCGAAAACATCGCTGACGCAGGTAATTCTTACCTCAGTGACATCAAGAAAGCTGAACAAATCATCACTATTGATAAGATGCTTTTGGCTTCTACTTTCTTGTCTAACATTGACGATGTAAAGAACCACTACGATATTCGTTCAGTTTACGCTAACGAGTTAGGTAAGGCTCTTGCACTTCGTTTCGACACTGCTATTGCTAAAGTATTCATCGCTGCTGCTCGTAGTTCTGCTGTCATTACTGGCGGTAAAACTGGTGGACAACTTGATGTTGCTAACAATGACTTCAGTGCTGGTGATGTTGCAGGTACTCCTGCTGCTGTTACAGGTGCTGAGTTAATCACTGCTTTGTTCACAGCTGCTCAAAAGCTTGACGAGAATGACATTCCTGGTGACGGACGCTTTGCTGTTCTTCGTCCTAGTGAATACTACAAACTTATTACAGGAGGTAGCGGTGCAGTTGCTATCAATACTTCTGCTGCTAATAAAGATGTAGGAGGTTCAGGATCACTTGCTTCTGGTAGCATTGCACAAGTAGCTGGTATCAATATCTACAAATCCACTCACATCCCATCAACTGACTTGTCAGCTGTTACTAGCGGAGACGGTGCATCATCTAATGATGTGTTCGGTGGAAATGGAGTAGGATACAATGGTGACTTCAGAAACAGCTTGGGTATCGTAGGACACTCTGCTGCTGTTGGAACTGTTAAGTTACTTGATCTTGCTACTGAGTCTGAATATCAGATTGAGCGTCAAGGTACATTGTTCGTTGCTAAGTATGCTATGGGTCACGGAATCCTCCGTCCTGAGTGTGCTATCGAATTAGTATCTTAATCGGATTCTCTCTTCGGTGTTGGGTGGTCTGTGATTCGTTCCGCACCCTTCATCGATATTTTTATTTATTAAGCTATGGCACTGACAACTAAACTAGAAGCGGTAAACATAATGATCTCTGTAATAGGAGAATCACCTGTTAATACTTTAAGTGGAACAAGTGTTCCTGTAACCGTCACACAAGCAGTCCATGCTTTAGAAGAAACAAGTAAGGCTATCCAATCGGAAGGATGGCATTTTAATACTGAGTATGATTATCCGTTAGTACCAGATGCTAATACAAGTAAGATTACTCTTCCGAGCAATACATTAAAGGTAGACTTAGACCCTGAGTTAAACACAGATACTGATGCTGTACAAAGAGGTACTACACTGTACGACAGAAAGAATCACAGGGATACTTGGACTAAGGACTTAAAAGCTATAATTACTTTTGAGTTGGAATTTGAAGAACTACCTGAACAATTTAGACATTACATATCTGTCAAAGCTGCTAGAATATTTGCTGCTAGGTTCTTAGGCAGTCGTGAGATAGAAGGCTTTGCATTGAGAGATGAGATAGAAGCAAAAGCCAGGGCTATTGAAAGCGATTCTGAGAATGCAGACAGGACTATATTTGACCACTACAGCGTACTTAGAGTACTAGACAGATAACAATGCCACTGCTTCACACCAGTATTCCTAACCTTGCACAAGGTGTATCACAACAGCCTGACAATTTAAGATACCCTGGACAGTGCGATGAGCAGATAAATGCTTGGTCAACTGTAGTAGAGGGATTAGTAAAAAGACCTAATAGTAGGTTATTAAACCAAGTCAATGCTCAGTTGGGTACTAATGTTACTGCTGAGTTATTTACACATCATGTCGATAGGGATGAACAGAATAAATATGTTATCACTTACGACAGAGGTAATGGATTGCAAGCATTTGATCTTGAAGATGGTGGTCCTATGACTATAACTGTTGAGGACGCTGCTGCTGAAGCTTATCTATCTGTATCGTCAGGCGACTTTAATCCTGTCAAAGACCTCAGAGCTTTAACCATTGCAGACTCTACATTTATTGTTAACAAAAAGAAAACTGTAGCTAAGAAGACTGATTCTAATTTAAAAACTAAAGATTTAGAAAAAGATGCTTTAATATTTGTTAAGTTGGGAGACTACGAGAAAGCTTACAGTATTTTCTTAGATGGACAATTAGTTCCTTTAGTTTCTTCTTTACAATCACAGCATCACGATTATAACAGTACCAGTCACGGCAATACATCCGTTCAACCTGCTACTTATATCTCAGGACCAGCAGATGTAGAACCAAAAGGAAATCACGCTGACACAGAGTTTATAGCTAGAGATTTACTCTCTTGTATAGATGCGTTTACAGCAGCTGGAGGAACTTTAGACGCTTTGACTTTAACAGGAGGTTCGGGATTTCTTGATACAACTTCTGATTACAGGCGAGGTATTTCTTATTCTTTTTCTATTTTACAATATAACAGTAGTGGAGCAGTAATAGGAAGCGGTGCTGGGGGTGTACTAACAATAAGCGGAGGTGCTGTTACTTCTTCTACATTGCATCAAAAAGGTTCAGGATTTAGTGGTACTTTGTCCACATCTTATAGAGACCCTGACGCAGTGGATAAAAGCGGTTTCAGGTTAAAAATAAAAGCTCATATAAGAGATACGAAAATAAATAGTAATAATAGATCAATAAAGGGGAGAACTACTAATACCTATACGACTACAACTTATGATAGTGATTTTTTGGGTACTAATAATTTTCCTACTTTATCAGGTGTAACTATTTCTAGTGCTGCTAAGTTTACAACTGAAAGACAAGGGAGTGTAATAAAGATTTCTTCTAACACAGATTTTACAGTTAGAGTTACTGATGGATTAGCTGACCAAGCACTAGGTGTTATTTACAAAGAAGTGGATAGTATTACTGATCTTCCTAAATCTTGTTTTAATTTGTTCAGGGTTAAGATAATTGGAGACGACGACTTAAACCAAGATGATTACTATGTACAATTTAAAACCAAAGACAATGAAGACTTCGGAGAAGGAAGTTGGATAGAATCATCAGGATGGACAAATGACAGCACAGACAAAGGACTTTCTATTGGTATAGATTCTTTCTTGGATGAAGATACAATGCCTGTAAGATTAGTACCTACACCATCCACAGGAGCTATAACAGGGTTTACTTTAAAAACTGTAGAATGGGCAGGTAGACATGCAGGGGATGACTTTACTAATCCGTTTCCTTCTTTCACAGGTGCTACAATCAATGACATCTTTTTCTTTAAGAATAGATTAGGATTCTTAGTTAATGATGGAGTTATAATGTCTGAAGCAGATGAATACTTTAACTTCTTTAGAACTACAACACAATCGCTGTTAGACTCTGCTCCTATAGATGTAGGAATATCTCACACTAAGATTAGCATCTTACAACATGCACAGGCATTCCAGGAGAAGTTAATGTTGTTCTCTCCTAAGACTCAGTTTGTACTTAGAGGTGGAGATTTGTTAACTCCTAAGACGGTTACTATATCACCAGTCACTGAGTATGATGTGTCAGAAACTATTCGTCCGTTAGCACTTAGTAACTATATATACTTTAATTTTAAAAGGAATAACTTTGAAGGATTGTTAGAGTACACAGTAGATAATAACACTGAGACATACAGAGCTGCTGAGATAACAGAACAGATAAACAAGTACATACCTACTAACATCGTAAGGATGGAAGGAAGTTCAGCAGAGAACATGGTAATTGTACAATCAGACAGTGATTATAAGAAGCTGTATGTATATAAATACTTTTGGCAAGGAGATGAGAAGATACAGAGTGCTTGGATGACTTTCTCATTTGCTAAGGACATTAGAAGTTTCTACTTCATTGAATCTACTTTGTATGTTATAACCACAGATTCTAAAGGTACTTACATTGAAACGATTCCTATGGAAAATGGATTGGTAGAAGATGATAAGAACTATTCTTTATTGTTAGACCATAGAATACCAGGAAACTCTTCTTATCTTACTTTCTTAGGTTGGTATGTAAATGACTTTGTTACTATTAATGGACAGAGCATATCTAACGCTACTGAAATAGGAACACAGAGTGGTTTTGAATTTCAAGATGGTATGTCATTCTATACTAAGAACGGAAATAAAAGAGAACTTATTATAGATACTGATCCAGCTTCTGTTGATGAGTTCGGTAATTCAAGGACTTATAAAAGAGCAGTAGTAAAAGGATTAAATGCTGACTTTGTTAGTTACGGTGCTGATCCTGTACAGGTAGGAAATATTAAATATATCTGCACACAAACACATACATCAGACGCAGCTAAACAACCAGGAACAGGTGCTGATTGGCAGGAGTATTGGAGAGTAATAACAACAACTCAATCCGCTGATGCGTGGTCTTCTGGTCAAAGTTATACTGAAGAAACCTTATATGTCTGTACTCAAGGTCATGTATCTACTGATGCTAATAAACCTCCTTCAAGTCCTGAATGGGGATTAGCTGGTGCTTTTGCTTCAGCTGCTCCGCTATGGCAAGAAGGATATGAATACTTAGATTACAATGACTTCTTCATAGGATTTGAATATGATATGTTATACAGGTTCTCTAAGCAGAACTTGAAACAACCTACAGAAAGAGGAGGACGATCCGCATCTGATTACACCTTTCAAACTATTCGTAATGGTAGCTTGGAATACTCAGAGACTGGACACTTCACTGTAGAAGTAACTCCT